GGCGGTGGTGGAGGTGGGGTGTATGGTGGCGGAATGTAATTTGGTACGTCAGTCGAACTATATCCACTGTAAGGACTAACGCCTGAATCGTTTACGGCCTGAACGGCATATTCATATGTATAGTTACCTAAGAATGAATAATTTACCGTGTAAGGATTTGTTGTAACACCTGTAAAAGTGGCCACAACAGAAGCTGTATTAATGTTATAAACTTGAATGTTATAACTTGTAATACGTTGTTCACCGGCTGGGTGTGTCCAACCAACGGAGACCTGTGTTGTGCTTAGTACTGTTTGGGTTACGCTTGTTGGGGCAGTAGGTTTTGATAGGCGATCAGCGCCTTCTCCACCAGCAGACAACCCACCAGCTGAATCTCTAATTGGCATATCGCGTTCCTCCTAATCCTATTTAGTATCCGTTTTGAGATGCTAGCACAGTGTAAGTGCTTGCAGCTGTCTTAATAATTGTAAATACATACGAGTCATAGCCATTAGCGTTACCCGATGTTGGCGCTGTTCCATTTTGCCAATAAACGTTACCAGATGAACCGTTCCAGTTTGTTTGAGCAGATCCATCAATTTGAATACCTGTGCAGTAGTATGGTGTACCGCCTTGTAGAACAATAACAGATGCTGTTATTGACTGTCCTACGGAAAGCAATGTATTTAATGTCTGTACTGAAGTAGAAGCAAAGTTAAATACAAAGTTTGCGGTTGCCGCAACAGTGTAGACAATTGAACTTCCATTAGTTACAAGGTACTGTGTAAGAGTTCCCGTTGCTGCTGAGCTAATTATATAAACAGTTTCAATAGGAGCGGTAAGTGTGGCACCCGTTGATAGAACATTGCTTCCAGAACCGGTAGAGGTTGTTACACCAGTTCCACCGTTTCCTACGGGAAGTGTTCCTGTAACACCAGTTGTTAATGGCAAACCAGTTGCGCTTGTAAGAACAATGGCAGTTGGTGTTCCAAGAGCAGGTGTGACAAGTGTTGGTGAGTTTGATAGTACGTTGTTTCCAGAACCAGTTGAAGTGGTTACACCGGTTCCACCGTTGGCAACCGCTAGCGTACCGGCTGTAATGTGAGCGACGCTAGTTACGGTTGGCGAAGTAGAAGATCCACCAAGATCACCGGTAAGTTGAACAATACCCTGTGTTCCAGAAGTGGCTCCAGTTGGAATTTGTCCAAATGCGGCTGCATCTGTAGAAGCAGTACCATTAGCAAGACCAGTAATCTTTTGACTGTTCATAGCCAATGTGCCGTTAATTGTTGTGTTACCAGCAGCACTAATAGTCATTGCATCAGTTGTTGAGTTGTTTACAACAAAGTGAATTGGCTTTGAACCGTATGTACCAATTGCAAGGTCAGTAGTTGCCGATGCAAGATAAACCGTTCCGGGGGTGTTAAATGCACCTGAACCTTGGAAACCAGAACTGTTAATACCAATTTCACCAAAGTTAGTTGTTGAACTACCTTGGTCATTAGAAATGTTGAAGTTGGCACTAGCCTGTGAACCGGCGCTGGTGTTCTGAATAATTACTTGGGTGTAGTTGTTAATGCTTTCCGCGGTTGATTGCAGAATGTTAACGTCGGAATATCCAAGTGTTGCCCCAACTTGAACCGTACCAACATTTGCGGAAACAGTGTTGGAAGGTGCGGTTGTAAATGCGGCGGTTGTACCTGAAAGGCTACCTGAAAGCGTTCCACCAGATGTTGGAAGCTTTGTGCTGTCCAATGGTGCCGAGGTGGTAATGGAAGTGACACGACCCTTGGCATCGGTTGTAATGATCGGAACAGCAGTAGCACTACCCTGAGTTCCTTGTGTGCCAACAGATGAAAGTGTTATTGCACCAGAGCCAGCAAGTGTGGCGTCACCAGATAGTGATTGAATACCCCATTGTGAACCGTTGTAGATAATTGCTTGTCCAGATGATGCTGGGTTGTTACCAACCTGTGCACCCTGAATGTAGTTTTGTGGACCAGCGGCACCTTGATAACCCTGGTTACCTTGATAACCCTGTGGTCCTTGCGAACCAGTCGCACCCTGTGAACCAGTAGTACCTTGATTTCCTTGGAATCCTTGGTATCCTTGTGGACCCTGAGAACCGGTTGCTCCTTGAGAGCCAGTAGAACCCTGAAATCCTTGATTACCTTGGTAACCCTGGTAACCCTGAGGAATGCTAAAGTTAAGAATTGCGGCACCTTGTGTGCCTGAATTGGTTACAGTTACAGAAGATCCAGCAACACCCGTTGATTGAGTACCAATAGTAATTCCAGCTTGATTACCCTGATAACCCTGATAACCCTGATTGCCTTGGTATCCTTGTGATCCCTGTGAACCAGTTGCTCCTTGCGAGCCTTGCGCACCAGTAGAACCTTGAACACCTTGGAATCCCTGATTACCTTGCGGTCCTTGGAAGCCTTGGTTTCCTTGCGCACCAGTAGAACCAGTAGAGCCTTGTGAACCTTGTGCTCCTGTTACACCTTGATAACCCTGCGAGCCTTGACTTCCTGTCGACCCTTGATAACCCTGTGGTCCTTGACTTCCAGTTGCGCCTTGCGCGCCAGTATTGCCTTGGGCTCCGGTTGAACCTTGTGCTCCTTGATAACCTTGCGGTCCTTGTGCACCTTGATATCCTTGCGGCCCAACACCTGAAGTAATAGAAAATGTAATTGAGTCTGTTCCAATTTTAATTACGCCGTCTGGATTTGACCCTTGTGATACTTGAATCCATGTACTGTCTGCATTGACAGTGCCGTTAATAGCAAGTACAAAGTCACCGGGCTCAATTTGACCCGCAACGCTATTGTTGTAGTCTGTTGCACGTGTAAGTTTCCATAGCGAAGAAGTTCCGCCTGCGCTAGTAATTGTATAAATACCATTTTGAACTGCATTTGATTGATTTTTAACAAGTACACGAGTGTTTGACGGAAGAGGTCCGTTATAAGTGTAACTATCTACAACTAAATAGCCATTTGTAGTTGCTTGTAAGTAAGCACCAATTCCTGTTCCGTTATCTTGGTCGGCAGAACCATTTGTGTATGTTGGCGAGTTTGGAAGACCTGCTGCAGTTGCAGTATATACAGATGCGTGAGCATTTGCAGTAGAGTTTTGACCTTGAACTCCTTGATAGCCTTGCGCTCCTTGGTAGCCCTGATTCCCTTGATTTCCTTGATACCCTTGATTGCCTTGTGTCCCTTGGAAACCCTGATTACCTTGTGTGCCCTGATTGCCCTGATAGCCTTGCGCTCCTGTGGAACCTTGGCTACCTTGTGAGCCTGTTGATCCAGTGTTGCCTTGGTAACCCTGGTTGCCTTGAAAGCCTTGTGCTCCTTGGCTACCTGTTGAACCTTGTGAACCAGTTGAACCTTGAGAACCTTGAGAACCTTGCGCACCGGTAGAACCCTGAGAGCCAGTTGATCCTTGTGAACCAGTGTCACCTTGAAAGCCTTGATATCCTCTATTGCCTTGAAAGCCCTGCGCACCTTGTGCGCCAGTTGAGCCTTGTGAGCCTGTGGAACCTTGTGTTCCAGTTGAACCCTGCGCTCCTGTGGAACCTTGGCTACCTTGTGTTCCTTGAGCTCCAGTATTTCCTTGAGAACCTTGGGAACCTGTGTTACCAGTGTTTCCTTGGTAACCTTGCGTTCCCTGGAAACCTTGGTTTCCTTGGGCACCAGTGGCCCCTGTAGAGCCCTGTGCGCCATCAAATCCTTGGTACCCTTGGTAACCCTGATTACCTTGAGTTCCCTGTGATCCAGTTGTTCCTTGCGGACCCTGGTAACCTTGTGGTCCTTGTGGACCAACATTTCCTGTTGTGCCCTTTTCACCGGTTACACCTTGTGTACCTTGATTGCCTTGGAAACCTTGATTTCCTTGGTATCCCTGATTGCCTTGAAATCCCTGATTGCCTTGATTTCCCTGGAATCCTTGATTTCCTTGTGTGCCCTGGAATCCTTGAGGACCTTGGTATCCCTGGTAACCACGAGTTCCTTGATAACCCTGTGGCCCCTGATCGCCTTGAAATCCCTGATTGCCCTGATAGCCTTGTGAGCCTTCTGAGGCAAGAATGCCCCACTTAGAACCATCTGTTCCTGGTTCAACATTGATATTATTTGTAATGGCTATGTATGATGAACCATTGTAATCGGTAACGTCGTTGATGTAGTACTCAAATGAAGATGACCATGTTCCGGTGTAAAAGAAACCAAGTCCTTGATTACCCTGTGCACCTGTAGAACCCTGATCACCTTGAGGTCCTTGAGCTCCGGTATCGCCTTTTGCGGCAACGATTCCCCAAGTTGTGTTATCTGTTCCCGGTGTTACGCCGGTGTTTGCTTTAATAGCCAAATATGAAGATCCTTCATATTCAACAATTTCATTAATTTGATAAGCATAAGAATTAAACCATCCACCAATATAAAATGGCGATGCTCCTTGGAATCCTTGAAAACCCTGGTTTCCTTGTGGTCCTTGAGGGCCAGTAATAGCAATACCATCTGCCATTACAGTCCAATTTGCTGTGTCGTCTAATGGCGTAGTTGAGGTTGGTCCTACGGCATTTAGGCAAAGGTATGTACTTCCGGCCTCATTGCCAGGGCTAAGGGTTTGAACGTAGTAAACGGAATCATATGGAGCATACGTGGCACTCGAACTCCATGCTCCTCTAAAATTGAATCCTTGGCCTTGATTTCCTTGAGCGCCTTGTGCGCCTTGTGCGCCAACAACAGCTGTAACCCAAGTTGATCCATTCCAATATTTTAACTGTGCCATAATTTACCTTATTTGGTAGCGAAATATTACATTAATTGTACTGCAAACCTGTGTGCCGCGGGTCCATTACAGACCCGCGGCACAGAAGAGGTTTAGTTATTACAGAGTTGTTGGAGTCCAAACACCACTCTTGAAGACAAGAACTTGTCCTTCAGTAGGGGCGGTTGCACTAACTGGGTATCCCTGTAGCTCTGTTGCGTTTGGTGGAGATGCAGTTGCAGCGGTGTCAAGCCACAGAATGTTGTGGTCTGCCGGAGCCATTGTACCTTCGTAGATACCTGGGTCACCGATGTTACCCTGTGAACCTTGCGTTCCGTCGTTACCCTGTGAACCTTGGTATCCTTGGAATCCACGGTCACCTTGGTAGCCCTGATTTCCTTGGTAACCTTGAGGTCCTTGGTCTCCTTGAGTTCCTTGGTTTCCTTGGTCACCCTTAGAAGCAATAAGGTTCCAGAATCCAGTTACATCTGGCTGTTCTCCGTCGTTGTTAGCAAGTGCTACGTATGATGAACCGTTGTATGAAACAACATCGTTAGTGTTGTAAACGGTTGTTTCATTCCATGCACCTTGATAGTTAAATCCTAGGCCTTGGTAACCTTGGTAACCCATGTCACCTTGGTAACCCTGAGGTCCTTGGTCTCCCTGGAACCCTTGGTTTCCTTGGTCTCCCTGGAATCCTTGTGGACCATCGTTACCTTGGAATCCTTGGTCACCTTGTGGACCTTGGTATCCCTGAGGACCCTGGTCGCCCTGGAAACCTTGGTTACCGTCATTTCCTTGGAATCCTTGTGGACCCTGATCACCTTGGAAGCCCTGAGCTCCATCGTTACCTTGGAATCCTTGTGGGCCTTGGTCTCCTTGGAATCCTTGCGTACCTTGAACACCAACAGCACCGTTAAGGTTGACTGTCCATGATGTGAATTCGCCAGAACCAACAATGTCGCCTGATGTGATGCCAACTGTAAAGGCAAGTGCTCCGCCTTCTGGGTCGTATGAGTCAACGGTAGCAACTACATAGTGTGTGCTGTCGTTGGCAATAACAATTTCTTGTCCAGGTGTGTATGAAAGACCTGCTGCAACTGTAATGTCACCAGAACCAGTAGCAAGTGTGTAGTCGCTTGAACTTGTTGTAGCGTACTTGTCAGATTGTCCTTGGTATCCCTGGTAACCCTGAGGTCCCTGGTCTCCCTGGAAGCCTTGTGGTCCCTGGTCTCCTTGGAATCCTTGTGGCCCTTGGTCACCTTGGAAACCTTGATTTCCTTGGTTTCCTTGGAAACCCTGCGTACCATCTTGTCCCTGCGAACCTTGGTATCCTTGGTATCCACGTACACCTTGTGTACCTTGATTACCCTGGAATCCCTGAGGTCCTTGGTCTCCCTGGTTTCCTTGCGTACCTTGGTCACCTTGGTTGCCTTGGTTACCCATTTGTGCAATGAGTGTCCAGTCACCAGTGTAGGTGTTTGGCTCTTCAGCTATGTTTGTGTTGATAGCAACGTATGAAGAACCTAGGTAAGAAACAACATCGTTAGCGTAGTAAGTTACGTTTACAAGCCATTGACCTTTTGGGGTGAATCCTAGACCTTGGTAACCTTGGTTACCTTGTGGTCCTTGGTCACCTTGGAAGCCCTGATTACCTTGGTCACCTTGAAAACCTTGCGGTCCTTGGTCACCTTGGAAACCTTGAGGTCCGTCATTTCCTTGTGAACCTTGGTAACCTTGTGGTCCAGTTTCACCTTGATTACCTTGATTACCCTGGTCACCCTTAGAACCTTGTGGTCCTTGGTAGCCTTGACTACCTTGGTTTCCTTGTGAACCCTGCGTACCAGTTTCACCTTGGGTACCTTGATTACCTTGATAACCTTGATCTCCTTGGAAACCCTGAGCACCGACTACTGCGGTAACCCAAGCGGATCCATTCCAATACTTTAATTGTGCCATTATAATTCCTTTATATATAGATTTTAAAAGCTTTGGCAAGCCTTTTTACTTGGGTTACTACATGAGAACTGCCCAGATTTTACCATGGATTCTCAAAAATTCCAGTGTTTAACTGGGTTTTGCTGTTATTACAACGTTTTACTACCTTGCAATTTCTGTAATCTTGACGTAGAAAGCACCGTCGGCAAGAACTACTAAGTTGTCATCTGCGGTTCCACGTTTTCCATTAACGGCAAGCGTGTATCCGGTTGTACTTCCGTTTGTGACACGCCCTGCTACTGGGAACAAAACACCACTTCTAGTTCCTCCGCCTGAGGCAGCAACAAAGATTTGATGTGTATAACCAATTTCAGCGCCGTTCCAAGTGAGGTTTACATAGAAATCGTCAGCCTGAGAACCACCGCCGTAGTTATAAACAGCGTATGCTTCAATAAAAATGTACGAACTGTTTGATTTTGGCGTGTATGTTTTTGATGCAATGGTTGCGTAGTTGGTTGAACTAGTTGAAAAGTTGCTAGTAAATCCCATGTCGCTAGCGTTCCAAATGGTCATGCTAATTACTTGACCAGCGGACGAACCATAAGTGCTTCCTTGCGCACCCTGAGCACCTTGCGTACCAGTTCCAGTTGCGCCTTGCGTACCTTGGTTTCCTTGTGAACCTTGATTACCTTGAGGGCCTTGTGCACCATTTGAACCCTGAGCACCTTGTGCGCCATTGTTACCTTGTGAACCTTGAAAACCACGAGCGCCTTGATTGCCTTGTGTACCTTGCGAGCCTTGAGTTCCATTTGTTCCATTAGCACCTTGTGCTCCAGTTGAACCCTGATAACCGCGAGCACCTTGTGGTCCTTGTGCCCCTGGCTCACCTTGCGCACCTTGTGCACCAAGTCCAGCAACTGTTTCGTCAAGCCAAAGAATATTTTCATCAACTGGTGGTACACCATCGTTTGATTCATAGATACCTGGGTCACCGGTAAGACCTTGATAACCTTGCGGACCTTGTGGTCCAAAGTCACCTTGCGAACCAGCAGTTCCCTGTGAACCAGCAGAACCTTGGTAACCGCGCGGGCCTTGTAGACCTTGATCACCTTGAGAGCCCTGAAGTCCGTCATTGCCCTGAGGGCCCTGAAGTCCATCTTGTCCTTGAGGACCTTCGTTTCCTTGTGGTCCTTCTCCGCCCTGGTAACCTTGTGCACCTTGATCGCCTTGTGCGCCTTGTGCGCCTTGAATACCAACAGCTCCGTCAAGGTTTACGGACCAGTTTACGTGAGCACCTGAACCAATGTAAGTATCAATATTTACATTAAGTTCGTTTGTACCAGCATTGTAATAAACAACTGTTCCGTGAATCAGGTTCATTGCATCGCCAGCAAGGACGACGTTTTGACCTGGTGTGTAGCTTAAGTTTGGAGTGTCAAGAACAAATGTGTGATTTGAGTCAGAACCTAGTGTGTATTCGGTTGGACTGTTTGTAGCGTATTTGTCTGATTGACCGTTGTTGCCTTGTGGGCCTTGTGCACCAGTGGAACCTTGTGGTCCATCTTGTCCCTGATATCCTTGTTGACCTCGTGCGCCATCTTGACCTTGATAACCCTGGTAACCGCGTTGTCCTTGTGAGCCTTGGTTGCCCTGTGCACCTGTAGAACCCTGAACCCCTGTTGATCCTTGCGTTCCGACAGCTCCTTGAGACCCCGTTGCGCCCTGAGCACCAGTTGTGCCTTGAGTACCTTGATTACCTTGAAATCCCTGAAAACCACGATTTCCTTGAGACCCAGTTGCACCTTGTGCACCGGTCGAACCTTGCGCACCTTGAGTCCCGGTTCCGGTTGCGCCTTGCGTACCTTGTGGACCTTGAATTCCAATTCCAGTGGCACCTTGAGGACCTTGTGTGCCAGTTCCCGTTGCTCCTTGTGACCCCTGTGAGCCCTGCGCACCTTGTGCACCCTGAGTTCCCGTTCCCGTTGCACCCTGTGAACCCTGTGGTCCTTGTGTTCCGGCTCCAGTTGCGCCTTGCGCACCTTGTGGTCCTTGAATTCCACCTTCATTAAGAATTGTGTTAATTCCTTCATTAAGTTGAAGAAAGTCAACAGCACCAAATACGTGAAACGTGTCATTTACTTTATTTTGCGTAGTTTGACGGTGGTGAGTAGACATGATTGTTCCGTCATATCCACGACCATTATTGGTTCCATCTGACCAAACGGTAATAAATGCATTTTCAATGTCAAGCGAAGAACAAAGAATCTTTTCTTCATTTGCTTGACCTAAGTTTACGGCAATGATAAATGGTCCACGAGTTCCAAGTGGGCTTGTCGTTTGCTGACCATCATCACCAACCTCGTACCAACCGGCAAGGGAAGAAACGGCAATGGCTTGATTTTCAACGTAGTACGCTGGTATATCAGTTGTTATGTAGGCACCGGGTACCGCACCACCGTACGATCTAGGCGTTGAAATGTTTGGAAATGTCATATTTTTTATTCCTTATTTTCGGAAATTTTTCGAGAAATTAATCCCCGTACGTATTTTTCAGCTTCATAATCTGAGGCCGCTGCTACATGAACGCCACCAGCTCCCCTGTGATGAAATTGGCAAAGCCATGTAAGATTTTCGGCACTCTCAACCCATGCACCTACAGTGTCTGGGTTAGATACGCCTGGATAATCAACTTCAAGCCATTTTAAGTCTACACCGTTTTGTAATGAAAATTCAATGTGAGTGTGATGAAGTTCTAGTGGTTGATCTAAAGAACATTCACTAAAATCATTATGGTGCAGACCAACGCTGCACTGAGCAGTGTCTTTCGTTCTGCGCCTGAAAGCGTTGAAATCCTTATAGTGGGGATCGCTGGTACGCTCAGGATGCTCAGGATAATGAACAGAATAACTATGAGTGACATTTTGATTGTGCTTTTCTGTCATTAATACACTTGTGTTCCGCCACCACCGAGCAATTTGTCAAACTCGGCAGGCGTAACTTGAAAAGGGTCTACTGGACAGTCCCAACCACCGTGCTCCCATGCGCGTGCAACAAGTGCTGAGCAGATCAGGGTGTCTTCCTTGCGGATGTCAAGGCGAAGTGGGTTGGGCATAAAAAGATTTACAGCAATGCTGATAATTGTAAGAACACCATACTTAATGCTAAGTTGTTTGCGGGCATAATTTGTTGCCATCTCACGGTTAACTTCTGGTGGACATGAAATAATTTTAACGTGTCCTTTTGGCGCAACATCTTGAAGTTTTACTCGTTCACAACGACGCGCCATTTGAATTACCCAAATGGTTCCATCCTTGTCAACGGAATCAACATATGCCATGTGATTCCAAGAACGATATTTCCACCAACGGATTGCTTGACCTAAACGAATTACCCATCCATATACATTGTTTGTGTGCGCAAAAACAGCGTCGCCGTGTTGCGGTAATTGATTATTAGTGATCAAGGTTCTTCAAGTCCTCTTGTAGTGTCTTTAGATCAATGTTCCAAACAGGACCGTGATCAAGTTCGGTAAATACCTCAGGAATAACAACCCATGCTTCTGATCCATATGTATTCCACCAGCTCCACGTCATTGATTCTGTGGCGCCCCATGTAATAATGTCAATACCAAAACGATTACAACCAGTGGCAATAACGCAGTGACCGCCAACGGGTGGTTCTGGAAAATTTACAATGTGCCAGGGTTGATGCGCCTCAAATTGCGTTTCTGCATTTGAAGGCATTTCTACACCAAGATATACAGATCCAAAAAGATATATGGCAGCTGCCATTTCTTTTTGATTCTTAATATTTACGGGAGCATAGGCAGAAATCTTTGTGCCAAAGAGTCCCTCTTTCATCCACGTATTAAGAACCGATCTTTCTACGAGGCCGCTGTCAGCACCGCCAGACAATTTAAAGTAGGTTTCCTTGACAGCTTCGTCTCCGGGATATACAAATTCTTCCCCTAATTCCGCATAGGCAAGTTGAAGCATGTGAATAATGCCCGCAATTGTGCAGTCACCGTAAGTGTCGTTAAGGGCCATCGGGTAGTTTTTGACTTTGTTTGAATAATCAAAAGAACGTGGAACGTTATAAATGGGTCCTTTTACATAGTGTTCCAGAGTGCCCATTGCCACTTTTTCGGCAGGCAGTTTTCCCATTTTTCCAGCAAAGCGTTCAGCCATTACTTTTCCTCCTTGATGTTTTCGCTCGACCATTTTGTGGCACGTTCGGTAGTAATTTTTCCAACAATTCCAATAGGAATAATTCCAAGCCAGCCACGCCAGCCCAGGTGAATTAATTCAACACCAGAAAAAGACGCAAGAACAATATTGACAACATCGCTCAATCCATCCATATTTCCAGCAAGTTTATGTTTTCCATTGGCAATAGCATCTGTAAGAATTGTTGCAAGGATATCCCTAGCAATCATGCAGATTGATCCAATACCAGAGTAAAGCAGCACCTCTAACCAAATTTTCACTTAACAAGCCTTTCGAGCATCTGTCGGTGTTCCTCCAGCATTTGCTTTGTTGCTTCGCTGACTTCCAAGTGATACTTGGCCAATTCCGCCGAAATGCGGTCAGCACGCTTTGCGGCAATTAATAGAATTGCTCCTTGCAACCCTGCAAGGGTTGAAAGCATAAGGTTTAATAAAATAAACGGATATGCATCAAAAGGGTGATTGGTGTTTGAATTAACAAACATCCAAGCGGTCATAAAAACTACAAATCCAAAGACAAAGGGCCAACTTCCCATACCGTGACGCATGTGGTCAGCGGCTCGTTCTCCTAATGTTCTTTCGTCACCCGATCTTACGTGTGGGTGAAATTCCCAATGACTTTGCCGTTTAGGCTTTTCAGTCATCTATTCCTTCGTGATATCCAAAGTGCCTTTCCAGCGCTTTGTCCAATTTTTGAATGTATCGTTCCAGTTGTTCTTGTTGTTTTTCAAGCTTGTCAAATCCCTCTCGAGTATTTGACTCCAGACGGCGAATGGCGTCTTTCATGCTGCCACCACCGTTGTGGGTTGTTTCTTTATAAATATGTTCTACCTCTTCAGCGATTTTGTTTGTAAAATCAGCATCAATTTTTTTACTGACAATTGAGGTAACCTGCCGAATCCAGCGTCTGTGGATAAAAGTGACAGCACCCCAAATTGTTGCAGATGCAAAACCGATTGCTGCAATGTAGTTGAACCAAAAATTGGTCCCATCTAAAACAGATGTAGCAATCATGGCTTTATGCCTTTGGAGGTGTGTGTATGCTCTTGTCGTTTATGGCAGCAGTGTTGAAACGTAAATAGGTTTGTGGAAGTCGTCCGTCTTGTGATACGTGGCAATAACTCGGATCCCCGGCCTGTCCATGGGAGATGGTCAATGGGTTCTTGCTACCGTCAACACCTACAACAAGTGCAGTGTGCCAACCGGTTCCTGGGCCGTACACGATAACGTCGCCAGGCTGTACGTCCTTGAGTGCAATCTTTTGACCGTGAGCAAGCAGTGTGCCTGTGTAGCCAGTGTGGTTGTAGCCCATACCGTTAGGGTCAGCAGCGCCAGCCCAGTTGTAGCAGAGAGTTACAAATGCAGAGCAGTCAGCGTTAACTGGCAGTACGCCAGGCTTGCCAATACCACTCATGCGTAGTGGGCCTTCTGTGTAATTAAATTTAGCGTGGTTAGCGGCTGCCCACTTAGCCCATGCAACAATATTATCTCTAACGTCTGTCATTAGTTTCTTTCTGTTTAATGTTCCCAATATTTTTCAAGCGTTTCCGTTTGAAGATTTTCTGTAACGTAATAACCTGTTTTTGGATGGCGACACCAAAAAGCAGTATTAACATATCTAGTTCCACTAGTTATTTGATTAATACCGTGTGGCATGGTTATGTCACCGCTAAATACAACAAGCATTCCTGGTTCAGGTTTTATTGTAAAATTGTTATAGGTGGGGAAATAAAGCTCCCCGCCTTCGAAATCGTCATTTAGATAAAGCATGCTTGTGTAATGTTTTTTTGTGTTATATATTCTATAGATTTCTTCAGCGTCTTTTGTAAAATAAGACATATCCAAATTATCCGGAACGTCAGTGTTCCTGTTGAAATCTGGTTCAATGTAATCAATGTGGGGTTTTTGATCGTATGGATAAAACCAACGAACAACTTCCCATGTTTCTAAGAAAACATTCTCTTTTTTAAAGAAATCTTCTACCTGAAACTTTGATTTTTCTTTTATTTCCCAAACTTTTTTTATAAAAGAATCGTGTTCTTTTTTTGCTACAATGGCGTTTAGATCAACAATTCTTCCATCCCATTGATTGCTAAAAACTTTTAAATGTTCTTCGTTTGGGTGACTTTCAGAATTGACGTTTCCAGAATTCCATAATTTTAGATTTTTTGCATAATCAATTATAAACTGACAGTCTTCAAGATTAATAAAGTTTTTTATAATCCTTACTTTTGGTGATTCATAGTCCATGATTCCTCCGAAACATTTCCGCGAATAACCTCTATATAAGAAGGACCTTTTTTATAAAACCAATGATCTGGCTCAACAAAGTGAAAAAATATCATTGCAACGTGTTGCTCTTCAGGATTGGGCATATCGTTGCGCCAGTGTTCCTGATCATTGCCATAGTATGCAAGAGCTTGATTTGGGTAAAGAGTATATGATGAATTTTCAACATATAGATCCCACGGCTCTGTTTGATACACGCACATGTCCAGAGTATAGGTACAGGCATTGTCATCTCTGTGATGCAAAAGAGAGGGTAGAGCATTGCCCTTTTTTTCGTAATGTGCAAAAAATGCGTAACTAGGAAGTAGCGTTGATTTGTTAAAAACAGCCCTTGCTATTTCTACTGCCTTATCAAAAGCTTCTTTAAACGCAGATTCCTCACTTGGACCAAGTGTGTAACGACCAAAACCTTCTTCATAATAACCACTTTTTGCACTTGATTTAAATTCTTCAAAAAGTTTATTATAAAAATCTTGATCAAAAACATTTTCTACAATTTTTGGTTCTAGTAGAGCCATTGCACCACCGAATACCTTGTTCCATTTGTAACCGGTTTAACTTCATGAGCATACATAAAATTAGAAGGAAACATAAGAAGTTGATTAGCTTTAGGCTTTAGGCTCAATGACCAGTTGGGAAAGACTATTTCTCCGCCTTCATAATTATCATTTATGTAGTAAACAAGAGAAACTCTTCTAGGGCATTTTTTTCCATCATCAACATGTTTAATAAATTTTTGACCAGAACCGTATTTTAAAATACTGTAATTATCATATTGATTATTGTTTTCCACATGAAACTTACTAATGTAATCTTCGTAACACGGTCTAAATG